GTCCGATAGTGCGACAGGGGCGGCGCGGCCGGGACGGGCGCTACGGGCTGCGCCATGCGTCCCATGTGCTGCAAGATCGTCGCAACCGCGTCGCTCGTGGCGCGCATCACGTCTGCGGCACTATACCCAAGTCGCCCCGCGTGATACATATTCGCCAGATCGACGATTGACGCAGCGGAGACGACGTGCATCGGCCAATCACGCATACGCAGATCACGCATCACTTCGCCGCGATTGTCGAATGTGACGATCAAGTTGGGATCATAAGGCATCGCCGCATCGGTAGCGAATGACCAAACGCAGCGCAACAGGAAACTAGCCGCTATGTCAGGAAATTCCAGCGATCGAACATCGAACCGATATGCGGGACGACGGCGCGCTTATAGCAATTTCGCGGCCGAAGTCGATGAAATCGTTATCACAACCGAAAAACGAATGATTGCACTCATGCGTGCGAGTTTGCAGGACGTTGTCAACGAAGCGCAATTGCCGCGCGCCAAGGGTGGACGGATGCGCGTCGATACCGGTTTTTTGCGTGCGTCGGGGCAAGCATCGCTTACCGGTATGCCGACCGGTCCGGTTCGTGGTGAACTGACTGCGAAAAATTCATACGCGACCGACGAAGCGAGCGTTGCCGTGCAACTCGGTAAACTCAAATTCGGCGGTATATTCTATTTCGGTTGGACGGCGAATTATGCGCGCTATCGTGAACTATATGACGGGTTTCTTGAAGGTGCATTGCAGAATTGGGCGCGGATCGTCGCATTCAACACTGACACGATAAGGCAACGAATCAAATGAACGATCGCGAAATCCTGCAAGCATTGCAAACCGCAACAACCGCTGCGGTGGCGGCGTCCATAATGCCGGCACTTCCCGTTGCATATGTCGATATTACGTTCAAAGTGCCGATCGACCAAAAATATCTCGAATGTGTGTTCATCCCGAACAATAATGGTGGCGATTTTTGGGGCGAAGAGAAGAACTATCGCGGGATTTATCGATTGATATTGCATTGGCCGATCGACGGTAAAGGACCATACGCGCCGATGGACTTGCTTGCGAGCATCGCAGCCTATTTCGAGAAAGGGAAACTCTTGCAAGGCGTGCAGATTTATGAGAAGCCCGATTTAACGGGCGTGCTGCGTGAGGGTGGCGAAAGCCTCTTTCCCGCCACACTCCGCTATCAGTCGTTTCGCCAGTCCTGAAAGGCCCGCCCATGCGTCATTCGCTCTTGCTCGCGTCCGCTCTTGCGGGCCTTCCCGCCGCCGCTTTCAACACCAACGCCGGCAAAAAGCTGTTCATCTGCGCCACGGCACAGCAGGCGGACCTTGACGCCACTGCGATGGCCGCTCTGACATGGGTTCAGATCAAGGGCGTCGGCATGCTCGGCGAAACCGGCTCGTCCACGAATATCCTGTCCTATGACACATGGGACACGACGGTTATTCAGAAGGCGAAGGGGATGACCGATGCCGGCTCGCCGGATATCGAGTTGGCGCGTATTCCCACCGATCCGGGACAGGTGATTTTGCGCACCGCCGCAGATAGCAATCTGAACTACGCGTTCAAGGTAGAAGGCAACGACAAGCCCGATGCCGATCCGGACAGCACACCAACCGTCAAATATAATCGCGGTCTCGTGACCGGTCCGCGCAACCCGAACGGTCGAAACGAGGATTTCGATTTGGAAGTCTATTCGCTCGGACTGAACCAGAAGCAAATCACGGTCAATCCAACGTCCGGCCTATAAACTGACCGGGTTGACAGTTTTCGGGCGCTGGCGCATCGTTGCCAGCGCCCATTTTCATGCACTGGACCGAACGATATGGCCGATCTTTCACTGATCAAATCGACTGACCGCGTAATAGAAGTGATGCACCCCGGAACGGGTGAACCGATCGGTATTCGTGTCACACTCGTTTCGGTAGAGGATGAAACTCTATCGAAGGTCAAGCGCAATATTACCAATCGATCGCTGGAATTGCGCCAACGCGGCAAGCATTTTAAAGCCGACGAATTGGAGGATAACAAGCAAACCGTTCTGTGGTCAGCAATGAAAGGTTGGGAATGGTATAACCCAACCGGGAAGTCGGGTGACGAAAGTTTCGACGCCGATGCAATGCCTAATGTCGGTGGTGAAGTTCCTGAATTCAATCAACGCAACGTCAAATCGATGCTCGGTTTGACTTGGTTCAGCAACCAAATCGAAGAGGCGGTTGACGACACCAAAGCTTTTTTTCTGATATCGAAGCCGATCTAGTCGAAGCGATCCGCTTGCATGCCCGGTATGATATTCCGGCTGAACGCGGATTGAAAGGTGACGACGGGAAGCCGGTTTTGGAAACCCGTCGTGACTATAACGATCGCTTCGACACGGCTTCGCCGCTAATCTATCTACCGCCGGCAGGCGAACACATCTGGACGTGGTATATGCGCCTGTCCGGCACGCTGCGTCGCGTCCGCGATGGCGTGTGTGAGCCAATCCCGCCCACCGAGTTTCGGGCATGGTGTGAGGCGTCCGGAACGATTGTCTATCCGTGGGAATATGCTATCCTGTGCGCAATGGACGTGGCGTATTGCTCTGAAATGAGCAAAGAAATCGCCGCTTATCATGAGCGTTTGCGGGATCAAGCGGCGATCGACGCCAAGCGATAAGGGGATCGGTCATCGCTGATATCGCAAAAATCGGCTTCGCTGCCGACACGTCCGAACTAAAGGACGCGAAACAGTCGCTTGACGCGCTCGTGCCGGCTGCTGAACGTGTCGGCAAAGCCGCAGCGAAGGTTGGGACTGCGATGGATGCGGCAGCGGGCGCGACCGGTCGCGCCCGCGATGCTAACGGCAGGTTCGTATCAGGGGCAGCGGCGGCAGCGGCAGGCGCTGATACCGAAGCCGCAGCCATGAACGCCGCCAGCGGTGCGATTGAACGCAAGGTTGGTTGGATCGGTCGGCTTGTGGCGTCGTTGCGCGGCGTTCCGGCGGCTGCGTCCGGCGCGGCGGCAGGTGTTACGCGCGTCACGGCTGCGGCAAATGACAATGCCGGTGCGATGCGTGCGAATGTTGGCAATATCGCAGCGCAGTTTCAGGATATCGGCGTTACTGCGGCAATGGGGATGAACCCCATGATGATCGCATTACAGCAAGGAACGCAGCTTAGTGCGGTGTTTGCTGCATCTGGTCAAAGTCTCGGTAAAACTCTTTCCACTGCGTTTGCGTCGGTCATCAGTCCTGTTGCGTTGCTTACCATCGGTTTCGTTGCGCTCGCTGCGGCAGGTTTGCAGGCGGTTGATTGGAGCGGACTTGCGGTCAGTTCGCTTCGTGGTTTGGCGGACGTGTTGGAGACGATTGCACCTTATGCAGTTGGTGCGGGCGTTGCGCTTGCATTGATCTATTCGCCTGCCATCATTTCCGGCATCGCATCGGTTGTGGCCGGTCTTTGGTCGATGGCGGCGGGATTGCTTGCGATAATTCCGATCCCTGTCCTAATTGTTGCGGGGCTTACCGCTATCGTTGCCGCTGCGAATTACTTTCGCGACGATCTAACCAAAATTCTCGGCTTCGATATCGTCAAGGCGGCTAAGACCGGATTGAATTTCATCATCGGCGGTTTCGTCGGTGGTTTCAAAACTGTGCAAGCAACGTGGCGCATGCTTCCGGCTGCGCTCGGTGATAGTGTCATTGGTGCCGTCAATTGGGTTTTGCGCGGTATTGATAAGATGGTCAACGCGAGTGTTGATCGCATTAACGGCTTGATCAAAATGCTTCCCGATTGGCTCGGTGGCAACAGTGGCGGTATCAGCTATCGTGCCAATAGTGGACAGGTGGCAAATCCGCTTGCCGGCTCGGCTGCTGCGGTCGGCAAGATCGCTGCTGATACGATCGGCAAAGAGCAAGGCAAAGATTGGGTTGGCGGTTTCGTCGAAGGTGTCGGCGAATGGGCCGAATGGGGCGCTGGCAAGCTTCGCGGCTTGGCGGACAGCATCGCGGCCGGTGATAAGAAAAAAGGCAAGAAAGACAAAGAACCGAAAGACAAGAAATCGTCGCTCGATAATCTTGCTTTTCGGGATCATGCCGAAGAGATTTTGCGCAAGTATGATAAGCCGATTGCTGTAGACGAAATCGTTTTACCGGATCGGCCGCAGGTTGATGCGTATTTCGATAACCTGTCCGATGCGATTGGACGTGCGCAAGAAACTGCGCGCGGATTTTTCTCGGATATGAAGTCCGGATTGGAGCAAGGTAAATCGATTTGGTCGTCATTCGGTAGTAGTGTTCTTGGCGCGCTTAGTAAAATTCAAAATCGGCTGATGGATAAATTACTGAATAGCGCGATTGACAGCTTGTTTAGTAGCATGGGCGACAGTGGGACGGGTGGTTTCATCAAGAAGCTGTTCAGCGCAAAAGGCAATGCGTTCGATAGCGGTGGTGTTCAGCGGTTCGCCAAGGGTGGCGATTTCACCAATTCCATTGTCACAAGTCCGACGTTGTTCCAATACGCCAAGGGCGGCGCGATTGGCGAAATGGGTGAAGCCGGACCGGAAGCGATCTTGCCGTTGCAGCGCGGTCCGGACGGCTCGCTAGGTGTGCAGTCGATGGGCGGCGGCGGTGGCATGGTCGTCAACGCGCCGATCACTATCAGCAATGACAACCGCGTGACCGGGGCGGTATCGAGCGCGGACATTGTCGAAATGCAGAAACGATCGGCGCAGCAAACCAAGGACCAATTGTCGCAAGAACTTCCGAGCATCATTCAGCAATATAATCAGAACGGTGGATGGGTTCCAAATGGCTATTGAACATAAGGTTTGGAACTTTCCAACATTTCCGATCCGTGCGCAGCTATTCCATGTCCCCGGAGCATCGGTGGAAGGTGGTTACACGTCCGGCGGTGCGCGGATTAGCTCGCCTGAACCGGGCGGCTTCGGCGTGCTGGAAATTCAACCCGCTTTGCATCTTGAATGGGAGTATCCGGTCGCCAGTTGGCTTATGTCAAAGACGAACGGGCAGATATTGCGCGTTCGTCTCGCTGCAACCCCGCAAGTGGCATCGGCGCGTGCCGCCGCAGGTGTTCCATGGGGTGCCGAAACGATCTATCCAGATAGTCCGTGGTCAAACCTGCAAAACTGGTCCGGTGATTTAGCCGCTCAATACGCCACGCCCGCGCTTGAAGGGTCAAACGTGTTGGTCATTGATATGTCGCAACTTGGGCCGTTGCTTCGTCACGGTCA